AATGAGTAATATAACAAAGGCACTGAATAAGAGAGCACATGTTGTTCATTACAAAACAAACGTAGAAGACATACCCACTAAATCAGAAATTGAGGAGATATTAAGAATAGGTTATCCATTAGCAACCTCAAAACAAAATGCTTTTCCCTATCAGTGTCATTTGTTAGGACCAAATCTACAAAGAAGTGAAGCACTATATCAAATGTGTGAAGGAAATAAAATAGAATTTGATGGAGATGTAAAAGAAAAGTATAGCGCAAATCCTAATCTATTTCATATTAAAACAGCACCATGGATATTGATATGGGAGCCACGACTTGCTCCAGGTAATCAATTCGCTAAAGAGCAGTGTGAAGCAACAGGCACAAAATGGGAATTTAATGACGTACAAAGACATAAAGACGGTAAAGATAGAAAGAGTTATGCCATAGAGGTAGGAATGATTGCTAAGATAGTTACAGGAGTAGTATTAGATAAAGGTTATGATTCTTCTTATACATCTTGTTATCCTCATCAAATACATAGATGGATTAACTATCCGTTTGTCCAACAGGTTCCTTTTTTAATACAAACAATAGGTAAATCAAAGTTATATAAATGGCAGAATATGGGAAAAGCAAATCTAGCAAAAGATACCTGTCCTCCGTTTGAAGACATTTTTAAATTTAGAGGTGATGATGAGTAAAGAAGATAAAGAAAAGATAAATGAGTTAGACCCAAAGTGTTTTGATCGAAGACAACACAATTATGGTTTTACTAATAGAGGTGAGTTAATACCCTGTTGTTGGTTAGACAATCAAAACAATAGAGCGGATTTATCATATCGAAGACTATTATCAGTTAGTAATATTAAAGACCATGATAGTATAGAAGATATACTATTACAAAAAGAGTGGATTGATTTTAATAAAAATTTATCAAAAGGAAAAGGGTTTCCTCAATGTCACAAAATATGCAAAAAAGAAGCAAAGTTTCAAAAACAAACAATATATGAACCTGGTTTTGAGAAAAGGGTAAGAGAAACATAAGATGAAAAAAAATGATTTAACAATAGACCGACTTGGTGACGAAGAAGCACGTCTAACTAGAGGAGGTCCTGGTGACAAGTCTAAACCCGGTCAAGTAGATACATCACAATGGTGGGTAGACTTATCAAAAAAAACCAAAGATAACGGTACAGCAGAACAATCATTACCAGATCAATTACCTAAAGACAAGTCAATAATACAACAAGCAAAAGACAAAGATATATTTTTTTGTACTATACCTTTTACACAAGCATATTCTGAGATGAATGGTGGCTGGAAAGCATGTTGTTTTGCTAATAGAGATAGTATGCGTGGTCCTTCAGTAGAAGATACATCTATAATAGATTGGATGGAGAATAGTGATTACATGCAGTCGCTTAGAAAAGAAATGACTACAGTTGGTTCTGATCTAAAAAAAGTTAAAAAACTTTGTAGTAGATGTATTGATGATGAAGAAAGATATGGCAGATCCAGAAGAACAAACTGTTTAAAAATACATACTAACAATGCTGAATTTTCAGATGACATAATAAAAAGTGTTGAAATGTATAAAGCGAGTGGTGTATGGTGCTTTGATCAAAGAATAATAGAAGTACAATTAAAAATATTTGGATCAGAATGTAATTTAGATTGCCATATGTGTCTTCATACAAACTCATCAATAAGACAGGCTGGTGCTGAAAAAGGTGTATGGAATAAAAAGTTGTGGGAAGAAGAATTAGAAACCGATTGGGAATCTAGTAAAGAAGAATTTGAAATACGTGGTAAAGATCGTACAGGAGTATTTAAGGGGTCAATTAAATCAACAATAGATCAAGTTGTAGAGTTAGCACCATATATAAGAAGTGTAAAAATTATAGGTGGCGAACCATTAATTATGAAAAAACATTATCAGATGATGGATGCAATTGTAAAAACAGGACACGCAAAACATATCTATGTTAAGTATCAAACTAATTTAACAAAAGTAAGTGTAGGTAAACATAGTATGTTTGATTACGCACCAAATTTTAGAGAGATAGCAGTAGTGGGTTCTGTGGATGGCGTAGGTAAAACAATAGAATATATGAGAAGAAGAACAAATTGGAAAGAGTTAGAAGATAATATAACAGAATGTGGTAAATATCCTAACGTAGTTGTTGACTTCAATGGTCTAGTTTCTTTTTTAAGTGTGTTAAGATTTTATGAAGTACCTGAATATGTCAAAAATAATCCTAATATATTTCAGATCAATTGGGCCATACTTGATATGCCTAGAAGTTTAAGACCTAATAATTTACCACAAAAAATAAAAGATGAGTTAATACCAAAATATACAAAGTATCCTGATATTGTAGCCTCACTAGAAAGACCAGTAGAAAAAGATTTTAATATACAAGAAGTATTTTCTTATTTACTAAAACAAGATAAACATTACAAAGGCACTCAATGGGAAATGAACTTGTTTGATGTCTTTCCTGAACTAGAAGAATACTACGACCCTAACTATATATCACAAGACGATTTAAATTTAACAGTCAACCAACAAGATTTAATACACTAATATGAATACTTTATTTAACAGACGAGGAATTAATATTGACATTACACACAGATGTCCATTAGAATGTATGAGGTGTCAAAGATATACTTCATTTACAAGTAAAGGGTTAAAGGTTCCTGGTGAAGATTTATCTGTTGAAGATTTTGCTAAAGTGCTTGACTTTTTTAATCATATAAATTTTTGTGGTCAAGTGTCTGACCCTGTTCATCACCCAAAATTTACAGAATTTTTGAAAATGATACACGCAAGAAAAGATCACTCAACTAGTATTCATCACGCATCAGCGGCTAAACCTTTGAAGTGGTATCCTAAAGCCTTTGAGGCAAATCCAAGAGCTCAATGGTGGTTTGGTATTGATGGGTTTCCTAAGGATAGTTATAAGTATAGAACTAACCAAGACGGTGTAAAATTATTTGATATAATGAAAGATAGTGTTAAGTATTTGAAGAATATACCAATATGGCAATACATTGTATTTAACTTTAATGAAAATGATATTGAAGCATGTAGAGATATGGCAACTGAAATAGGTGTTAAGTTTATTGTTATCAATTCATCAAGGTGGATGGGCGAAAATGATCCGTTAAAACCTACGAATAAAAACCTAAGTTTAGAAAGAACACAAGGCAGCCGTGATAAGAAAGAAACATCACTACATGAAACCATATTTATGAATGAGAAAGAGATAAATGAAAACGTATAAAACTATTTTAATGCTAATTGACTTTGGCGAACACCCTGGAATAACAGACGATATCTATACTAATAATAAAAGATATTCGGAGTTACAAAAACTATTAACTAATGTAGATCGTAGAACAGAATTATATTTTGTTACAAATCTACCTTACATTAAAGACCCTAGACTAGCTGAAATATTAAAAATGGCAAGAACAACTGGGCATCATACTTTAGAGATTACAGAAACTTTAAGACCTAATAGCGGTGATCATACAATTGAGGAAGTTTCAAATCATTTAAAACTAAAGTTTGATATTGAAATTAGCCCACTCGACACTCAAATAATTATAGGTGGAAATAACATAGCGGGTTGTATTGCTAACTCGAAACAGATAAGTGCTGTATATTGGTCAAACGCAGGTTATAAAACTACAATACATGTACCATTGTGTGGAGAATATGAACAACCAGGTATTAATCAAGTTGAAAGAGTATATTATGGATTTCAAAAATTATATACTGTTATAAAACAACATAATGCATTTGATAACATTAATTTGTCAACTGAATGGCATGAGATAAGAGGTCTATAAGTGGAAAAGAAACTTCCAGAACATTTAACTAAAGGCGGACCCGGTGATAAGTTCCTTGGCGGCGGTAGTGTTGATACAAGTAGTTGGTTTAATGATCCTAAAATTGAAATAACAGAATTAGAGAAACAAATTAAAGATGAAAAGATTTGGTTTTGTACAGCTCCTTTTCAACAGTTATATACAGATGTTAGAGGTCAATATGGTCCATGTTCTTGGGCTAAACAAGAACAGTTTAAAACAAATATCCGAGACGTTTCAATGAAAGAGTGGTTTGAAAATAACCCTAGACTAAATCAACTACGAGAAGAAATGTTAACCCCAGGTTCAGATTTAAAGTTGGCAAAAAAATCTTGTATATCATGTGTAAAACAAGAAAAATTATATGGTAGATCAAGGAGACAATCTTCTCTTAAAATACAAACTAACAATTGGGAATATTGGAATGAACAACGTAATGCTGTTAATAGATATAAAGAAACTAAAACAGGTCATATAAAAGATAAAATTTTTGAGATACAAATTAAAGCATTTGGTAATCAATGTAATTTTGATTGTTATATGTGTATTCCAGCTGATTCCACTATAAGAATTAAAACCATGAACTCTCTTTCAATGAAAGATCAACTAGTATTTAATCAAGGTACTATGGACGAGGCTAATACTCTGGTAAAATTTAAAAGTGAATCACTTGATGATATTATTGACCAGATAGTAGATGTTGCCCCTTACATATACAATATGAAATTTATTGGTGGTGAACCATTAGTTATGAAACAGTTTTACAAACTACTTGACGCTATAATAAAGACAGGTTATGCTAAAGATATGAATGTGAAATATCAAACTAACATGTCTGTTCTAGGACATGGCAAATACAAGATTGAAGATTATATTAAACATTTTAAATTATTTGAATTTACTGTATCACTTGATGGTATTGGTAAAGCTGATGAATATATTAGACGTAGATCAGTCTGGGAAGATATAGTAAGTAACATTAAAACATTAAGCAAATATCCTAATGTAAAAATAAATGTAAATGGTACTATATCTTTTTTAAGTGTGCTTAGATTTTATGAGTTACCTGAATGGTTTGATGATAACAAAGATTTATTCGAACAAATTAATTGGTCCAACATAAGAGGACCAGCAAAGTTATGTGCTAATGTTTTACCTGATGAGATAAAACAAAAACTTATTCCATTGTATAAGAACTACCCAGATATACAAAACGTATTAAAAGAAAGTAATGGTGGATTATATTACCAAGACTCAATAGACTACTTATTAGCACAAGATAAATACTATGTAGGTACTAAATGGGAAATGCATCTATTTGACGTGTATCCTGAATTGAAAAAATATCATAGAGAAAACACAGTGAAAAAAATATATTCTATAGCATTAAATTTACATGATCATAATGCATATGATGGTGTATGGCACGATCAAAGAGAACGAGAAACTAGATTTAAACATAACCTACCTTATCACGCTGAGGCGTATGCTCATCAATCAGATATATTAAATCCAGCAGACTATCGTTTAAATAACGAGTTTGTAAAAGACTATGTTGATTTTGAAAAGAATGATGGTGTCCAGGCATATACGTACACACATGGTGGTATTAGAATGTGTGAAGATATAATACCATCGAAGATTTTAAAATATGAACCTAAAAAACTATGGGACTATTTTGAAAAAGATAATCACTATTTTATAGATCATCATCAGTCACATGCAACTTATGCCTTTCTTAATTCAGGTTATAAAGAATCCGATATACTAGCAATAGATGGTATAGGGTCAAAATATAGATGTGTATTCTTTGATAAAGAACAAAACTTTATAGATTTATCAGATAAGTTACCGATTGGTTGGTTATGGAATCATATGTCAAACTTAACAGGATTTGGAACACTAGGCGCAAGTAAACTTATGGGTAAAGTTGGTTATGGAAGATATGATCAATACTATTATGATATATTTGAAACTATACTAGAAGGACCTATTACAGAAAAGAAACAAAAACGTTTTGAACATATAAAATTAGATAGTATAGATAACTTGGCGTTTACTCTACAAAAATTTACAATAGATAAGATAAAAGAATTTGTTTATCCATTAAAGTCTTGTGATAATCTATGTATCGCTGGTGGAGTTGCTTACAATGGTTATATGAATGAAGAATTTACTAAACACTATACTAATGTCTTTGTTCCACCGGCAATAGGAGACGAGGGACAGGCAATAGGAACATATCAACATGCTGACTATGTATTGAATAACAATATACACATAGCAGAAACATTTGCTGGTAAAGAGTATGATTATGTTGGGGAAGAAAAAGTTGATTACAAAGAAGTGGCACAAGCAATCGCTGACGGTAAGATAGTAGGTTGGTTTCAAGGTAAATCAGAAAGTGGTAATCGAGCATTAGGTAATAGAAGTATATTAGCAGACCCTCGTAATCCTGATATAAAAGATATCATCAATAGTACAATTAAAATGAGAGAAGACTTTAGACCATTCGCACCTGCTGTACTAGAAGAACATTACAAAGAATATTTTGATACGAATAGTCCTAGTCCTTTTATGAGTAGAATAGTAAAAGTTAAAACAGATAAAGTACCAGGCGTAACACACGTTGACGGCACTGCTAGAATACAAACTGTCAATAAAGAGTTTAACGAAAAGTTTTACAATATTATAAATGAGTTTTATAAGATTACAGGTGTACCTATGTTATTAAATACTAGTTTTAATTGTCAGGAACCTATTGTAGAAACACCCGAACATGCTATAAGAACATTTAATAAAACAGCATTAGACTTACTTGTTATAAATGATTGGATTATAAGAAAATGAATGTAAAATTATTACAAACAATAATGAATTTAGTAATAACACCTGACATGAGAGAAGTGGTTAACTTTCCTATTGGTAGAGGTGTAAATAGAAGTAATGAAGAAAAAGACTTATTAGATTCATTTAGTCCTAATCAGTTTTCATCTAAAATGAATTTAATTGATCATGTTAATAGTTTAGATATTTTAACAAAAGAATCTGAGATAGTTATAATGGGTAGTTGGTATGGTAGTATATTGATACCAGCATTCTATGATAAGGTTAAAAAAATTACATGTATTGATGTAGATAAGACTATGTTAAATATGGCGAAATATACTTTATTCAAAGACCTTGATGTAGATTGGATTTCAGATGATGTGTTTGCGACTTTTAGAGATCAATTTAAAACAACAGATTTGTTTATTAATACTTCTTGTGAAAATATGAAACCTATGAGAGATTGGGGACCAATTGGACCAAGATCAAGGTATGATGAAGCATATAGAAAAAGATTTGGTATACCTCAAACTTATACAGATCCTTGGTGGGATAGAATAGCGAATAGAGAAAAACCAGCATACTTTGCTTTTCAATCACACAATCTATTTGATATACACGATAGTTATAATTGTGTTAAAACAATAGAAGAATTTAAAACACAATTACCTGATAGAGCAGAAGTCTTAATAGAAGATAGTATACCATTTGAGACAGGAGAGAGATTTACATTAATTGGTAAAATATGACACGAGTAATATATAGTTTATATGTTGATGTACCAGCAAAAGAACACTACGGTGATTCTAAAAATTGGCGAGACACACCTGAAAAGGCTAATATAACTGTTGATGCTTTTAAAAAACATTACGATAGATTAGTTGAAGTTAAACAATGGTACGCTGATAGATGTGCTGTAGATTTTAAAATGTTTGAGTATGATGAACAATTTATAACATTTGAAAAAATCTTCTTAAAACATTATCCTATGTTTACTGGGTATGAAGTTATTAACTTCTATAAGATACACTTACTTAATGAACTAGCAGTTGAGTATGATGAAATATTATACCTAGACTTTGATGTAATACCATATACAAAAGAACACCCACGTGAAGCGTCTTTCTTTAATAACTGGGATTTTTCTAAAGGTATCTGTGTGTATAATAATAATCCTAAAGTAAATAAGAGTATGGATACATTGGGTGAAGGTATTAGAAGTCCATCAGCGAAATATTTTAATTGTCACGCCATGTTACATGATCAAGGTTTTAAACCTGTAAATGATGTTATCAATACAGGTATCATTGGAGCATGTAAAAAAGATATTGAAAAATTAGATTTCTTTGGTGAGTTTAAAGACACAATTGATATAATGACAAAATTAAGAGAAAGTAAACCTGGCATATACACACAAAACATTATTGATATGTTTAGATATGATAACGAAACTATCTTCTCATATAAGAAAGAAATAAACAATGTACCTATTCAATGGTTAGACGATAAGTGGCATTACTTTTTTGATAACCAAAGATTTATACCTGAAGATACAAAATTAGTACATTGTATTAATAAAGATTTTGATTTTGTTTGGAGTAAACGTGCTTAAGATATGTACTGTATATTTTGAAGGTTTCTACACACCCGACTATGTAAGTAAATTATATAGAAGTCTAAAAAGAAATACTACTGTACCTTTTGAGTTTATATGTTTGAGTGATACTAAAGATATTGAAGCAGATGTTATATTACCTTACAATCACCATGGTGCTATAAAGAAACACTGGCATAAGTTAAAGTTTTTTAGTCCTCAATTTGGAGGTCAAAAACCTGGTGACGAGATTATCATAATGGATATAGATCAAGTTATTACAAATAATGTTGATGATCTTTTAGCTCACCCTGTTGAGGATAATGAGTTAGTATCATATGGACAATGGTGGAACAATAAAGGTATACAACTAAACGGTGGTTTCTATAAGTTTAAATCAGGTAGTGTAAAAAGTATATGGGAAGACTTCTCATTAAATCCACACTATTGGCAATTACACTATTACAATAAGGGTATGGTTCATCACAAATATTATGGAGAACAAAACTATGTTAATTGGAAATTAGAACATCATAATATAAAATTAACACTAACACCTAGAGAGTGGTTAGGCAGACACACAGATAATACTATGGATAATGTTGAATTGAATAAGATATATTCAAAGAAGTTTGATACAGACTATATGATACTTGATGATGTAAATGAAAAGATTAAAGTTGTTCATTTTACAGGTCCTGGAAAAACTATACATGAACATAAAGAAAACTTTATAAAGAAACATTGGCTATGAGAATAATTTGTTGTAGATTTGGTAAGAAGTTTACAGATTGGCATGTAAAGAATCTCAGACATATGATAGACAAATATTCTGGTCTACAGTATGATAGTTTTGAAATTATTGAAAATGATATCTATGGTAATTGGTATAATAAACTTCAGATGTATGATAAGTTTAGAGATGGTGAGAATTTATACTTTGATTTAGATGTAGTGATCTTTGATAAACTACCTAACTTGATTAGAAAAAACTTTACACTACTAGACGACACATGGTGGAGAAAGCCTGCTCACACACCGCTAAACTCGTCTATTGTATCATGGACAGGCGATGTATCATACATATGGGATAAGTTTAAATCGAAAGAACAGTTTTACTTAAAGAAATATCACAAAGGAAGTGATGAGTTTTATTTTAAAGAGACGTTTTATTTAACTTACAATAGAATTTGTCCATCAATCAAAGATCATATCTACGAGAAACCAAAAGATTACAGTATAGTAACACTAGGCCAAATGCATCATCTACAAGAAGAAGGCTGGTCTGGTTGGTATAGTGACTACTTTACTTCTTTAAGATAATTGATAAAGCGTTATATACTAAATCTGCTTTAGTTTTACTTTGTCTTACAAGTTTCTTTTTATCAACATCTACTGATTCTTTTACAGCATCAATTTCAAATATAGCAAGTTTTAAAGCAAATAGATGATCTTCGTTTTCTTGTTCTTCGGTAATAAGTTTAACCACTTCACCAAAGTAATTGTCTTTAGCAATCTCATTTCCAATAAGGCCTTTTTCTCTAGCAAATTTAACTGCTTGTTCTTTATACAATTCACTTTCAGTCTTATTCTTTTCGTGTGTAGACTCGTGTAATTGATCAAGTGTCATAAATTTATTAAGCGCTTGATATTGAGGGTTTTCTTCTTTAAATGGTATCATAGTAGTAAATACAGCTTTACCATCTTCAGTTGTAGTTTGTACTTCTATGTTAGCTCTTTCATTATCGACAAAGTATGCCGTTAAAAAATGATCCTTTAGATACTCTTCAGTTATCATGTTTGTTCTCCTTTATGTAGTCATATAAATTAATTTGAGGTGACCAACCTAAGTTATTTAGTAGGGTATTATCAGCGAGGTTATCCAATCGTTCAAACTTGTTTCCCACGACACGTTTACAGTCAATTTTGAAATAATCAACTAACTCTATAAGATTGTTTGTTCTCCCAGAACCTATATCTGTAATACCCCTTACGTTTGAATTTATCAAACTATTTATCGCTCTCACTAAATCATCAACATGTAAAAAATCTCTACTATGGTTTATATTAATATAAGGAACATCATGTTTTAATATTCTTGGTATCAACATAGTCTCTCTAGCATTAGGACCATATACTGTTGTAAATCTCATACCTACACTATTCTTTGGCGCAATTTGTTCTAACCCATATTTACTCATAGCATATGGATTACTCCATGGCTCATGTGCTGTTGAAGAACTTGCGTATAGGATTCTTGTATCTTTGAAATAATCGAAAAGTCTTTGACCAGCGATTACGTTTTGTTCCCAATAATCTGTTGGTCTATCTAAACTATCTCTAACACCAGAAAGACCAGCAAGATGTATTACTAAATCTACGTTATGTTTTAGATCACAGGTTAATAAGTTATCACCTGATTTATCGTCTATACCGATTATTGTATGATTGTCTTTTAGAAAGTTATATAGATGTTGACCTATAAAGCCTTTATGACCTGTTAATAATATTTTCATTGTGTTTCATTATATACTTATTATTATTTATACGTCTATGAACCAGCCCCAAATATCTGTTTAAGAATACCACCAGATGAGTTTTGTATTTGTAAATCAACAACATCTTTCATTTGTGCTTGTCCTATAGAGTCATCTGCCATCTTGTCGACTGTAATTGAATCGTCAGCAATATCAGTACCCGATAATGCACCAGGAGCAATCATTGAACTTGTAATTGTATTTGAATCTCCAGTTGTAATTAATGTACCAGTTACATTTGGAAGTGATATTATTCTATCAGCAGTTGGATCAATAGAAATTAATTTAGTTTCAAATGCATCGGCTGTTGTTCCTTCAAATATTATACCTTCTGGAGAATTTGTATAAAAATGTCCTGAAGTTGATATATTTTTTGCTCCAAAATCCACATATGCTGTTGAACTTGTTATTTTATCAGCAGTTAATGTTTTACCTGCGGCTAATGTTAGATCATCATTAATTGAAATCGCTGTTGCGTTTGAAGACAATATAGTATTTCCAGTTATACTAATTGTTCCTAAACTATGTGTTCCAGTTCCAGAAGCAGTTAAGTTACCAGTGATTGTAACATTGTCAGGCAATCCAATTGTTAATGTATCGGTAGCACTTACTACTGCAGTTA